CGAAACGTCATGAAAGCATGCTCGAACGGGGTTCCGTGACGATTGCTCATCAAGAAATTGATAAGCCCAGCAGACTCTTCCGAAGCGATCGAATCCGCACCAAGTGTAGAAACTCGAGCAGCACGACAGATCATCTCATCGGAGCCGGCATTACTGATTAACTGAACATCAAACTCACTACGAAGCCTAATTACGCTCATTTTGTTCCTTTTGTTTTTCGATTTCGTCGTTCAAATACCAGGCCGCCTTCTCAAGATCCTCAAGATCGGGCACACCATCCTTCAACCCATTACGCCAAATATACTTCATCACATTACCGAGATTGAAGTTCATGTGACGAGTAATATCGATGCACTCAACACCACTAGGGTGGGCTGTGTAATGACTTGGGTGGTTTACTGCGTCGTGATCAGCCATGCGGGTCCTTAATGGGCTTCATCCAAGCGATGGCATCAGCATTGTAAACCGCCTTGTCTTCACCTTGGAAATATAACGGCGATCGGTCGGAAAACTGTAAATATCGCACCAACCTTACGTCCTGAGTCTGAGCTTCATGAAGAAACTTGATACGGAAATACCCCGGAAGTTCGATCATAAATATCCTTTCTATTAGTTAACTAACTCGTCAAAACTACCGAACTTTTCGATAGTGGCTCGTGCTTTAGCGACCATGTCATTGAAATAAGTCATGTTGATAAGAAGTTCGGCATTCTTATCACGCTCAATAGCGACATCACGAGTGATCCACTTGTACCCCTTGGTTCCTGTTACAGCATACTTGTTACCCTCCTTAATTCGCCAAAGGTCTCCTCCGTATACCACCGGGACAAAACTACCGGTGCGTCCAACGTGAACCATGTTTTCAATCTCACCAGTACCTGCGAAGTCAAGATACATGACGCCCTGTACGACGTTCTTAGTTTCGCAGTAGTCGTTAAACTCCGGCATCTCTCGACTAAACAAAGTCTTGAAAATATAAGGATGCTGGAATTCTGCTCCGACCGCCGACCATTCATCGCCGTCTTTAGCAACGTACACTGCGTTATTAACAAGACAGAATTTGTCATACGTTACCTCATGCTCGAAGTCATACCCATACTTCTTACCAAACTCGGTTACAATATCGATGATCTCTGGGTGTTCACTAACTCCAGGAATCTTAATCGAGTCGGTCTTAATATGAATAACCTGGAACCCAAGATCCTGCATGTGATGCTTGAGATCGATCATAAACAAGGCGCCACGCTTAGCGACGATATTATCTTTGTTACGATTGTCTCGGAACGGGTTCTCGAACTTGGCACTAGTCAGACCATAGACAATGTTAATTACGATCTTAAGAGCGTAAGACAAAGCCTGGGCATCTTGCTCATTAGTAGTAAGAAACTTGGCGAGTTTACCATCAAGTAGTTCTGCGGCTTTTTCGTAGTTCTGATGCTTAATTGCCAAACGAGCATCGAGGAGTTCGACGAATCGAGGGGTGTAAGGACCGAACGCGTTGAGCTCCTTGATACTCGTCGGATGCATACTCGCAACGTCCAGAACGGCAACATCTTCGTAGATGCCTGGTTCCGCATAAACATATCCTCCTTCTCCAACTTCTTCGCCCTTATACATACTGCACCAAGTGGTTTTACCAGTCTCAGCGTCAGTGACTCCGTCATACACATACCCGGGAAACTCTTTATTCAAATGAGTGTACACAAACCGTTGGTTAGCGTCACGATCGTTTCCAAATATGATCTTGGCGGTATGCATCTGAGTTGTATGGTTCTCTGTCAAACCAGAAAGCTCGCAGAGGATCTGCCTGGCGACGAAATCCTGAGCGCGGTTCTCAAACACGGCTTCGGTGGCATTAACGTCATTGACACAATAATCTACAACCTTATCCCAAAGTTCTTCTGGAACTGGTTCATCCCAAGGAATGTCCAACTCCATATGAAGAATGCCAAGCTCGATCTCAAACTTCTTAAGACCCTGCTTCTTTGAACTAAAGTCGTAAATATCAGTAAATGAGATGTTGTATGCTTCACCGAAATACGCATTATGGTTGTTGTTGATAATCTTCTGGCTAACGCCATACAACTCTTCGTTAGAGAACCCGAGGTAACGAGCATACAGAATATGATTGTCATACCGACGATTGTTGAACCCAACCAACTTCATGTTAAGAAGAGGTTCGATATCCGTGCTTGTAGGGTTGACCATCTTATGCACGTCACCAGAACCGTGAACCTTCCAACACACAACGAAGAGATTAGGATATACCTCGACGTCAAAGAAGACCAACGGTCCGTCGTGATTCTTTTCGACAGGCATCTCAGATTTACCAGTGAACTGCATCTCTTGAACAAGACGCATGCACTTGTCTGCCTGATTCGTACTACGAAGGGCAAACGTGAGAATATTAGGACGCATGTCCATCACATCATACGCCATACCAGAATCATATGCTTCACCGAGAACCTTATGAATGAAATCAACCGAGGGTTTGGTCCCCGGATGAATCTCTTTCCTAAGGTTACGTTCGATTAGCTCACGAAGCCCTTTTTCGCTCTGGATACTCTTGGTTGTAATCAACGGCTTCTCCTTTTTCGGTAAACCCCCATCAAGAGGCGTAACATTTACGCTATTGCATTTTGAGAGTTTACGTCGTAGAGCGCCATTTCCCAAAAGAGTTTTAATTTCAATTCCCTCGGCATAGAAAGAGGAAAGCTCCTCAACCTTACCGATATATGTGTAATGCAGATGAATACCCTTACCGCTTTTGCTTGTTTCAGCATAAGTTGGAGGCCACTTAGCTGCTGCTTCGAGATTCAACTCAAGGCTTTTGTTTCCATCAGAATCAGTTAGATCGAAATCAATTACAATATGATTCGTAGGGACCTTAACGTAGTGAAGCTTCTTTGTGTCCAGATCCGACAACGTTGTCGTTACGTCAGCCCAAGCTTTGATGGGTGACTCATCCTGCTTAGTGTATTGCGCAGGCATCCCAGGATATAGATCGTCAAATAGCGATGGAATGGTCTCCAACACAATCTCATACGGACCATCCGTCTTAATAGGAAGCTCCGAAGTTGGCATAGGCTGTTCCAAATGCTTAAACCCTCGGTAATAACTTCTGACGGTTGCCCCATCTACGGTGGCTCGATCCTCAAACGCAAAGAAGTAGTTCTTAAGCTCTTCTCTGAATTTGTACTGAGGGAGCATCTTCTCAATGCCGGTCTCAGCGCAGAACTCCTTGTACAATACCCAAGCACGACGAAGAGAAACTCCGTTTTCGCTCTTGAAAATATCGAAGTTTGATTCAACGAAGTTGTAGAACACGTCCGTCTGGAGCATCATTTCGGTTGGGCGATAGTTGCTATAGAAATTCTTACCCATTGAAATATAACGATCCAAGCAGTGCTTCGCAATTGCGCCTAACTCAAAGTTAACCCGATCCATCAAGGTATGATACATGTCGTGCTCGATGGTCTGCTGCGTCGGCACAACGTCGATGAGACGCCGAATAATACCCGATTTTGCATCCGTGATCTTCACAGGGACGTTAGTACCCATAAATAAGAAAGCGTTAGCCTTCATCTCTACCACGGCTTTATACTTCTCGTTTACGGGAAGAATCTCATGTGCTACGATGCTGTTTAGCTTCGTGTTATCATAGATTCTTGATAGATCGCCGTCATGCTGGATTGCGACAAGCGGGTTTGACTTGAATGCGCTTGTTGCGAATGAATTGTTATTCCCGGCAAGTTCCCGTGCATCGAAGACTGCGGTGTAACCTTGGAAGAGCTTTCCGATGATGTTGAGGATTGTTGACTTGCCGCTCCCTGGTGGACCATAGAAGACAAGGAACTTCTGAATACTCTTAGAGTCACCCGAAATAACAGCGCCAATAGCCCACTCAATCTTGGATCGCTCTTCTTCATTGTATAGAGTCCCAACAACTGCATCCCACGCTTTATGAGGGCCTCCAGAAAGAGCATAAGAAAGTCGTTTGCTTGCATAATCCTCCTTCTTAGATTCTGTGTCAGCAAATATAAGTTTCTCGTCGAGGTTGTGGCTATTATTACCACTGTTACGAATATAACGCTGAAACTCATCCCAAAGCTTTGAACTGTTGGACCTGAGACTCGCTACGGAGTAGTTAATCCCAGTCTTTGCTTCCATCATGTCTTTATAACGATATAGATCCTCATCTACCAAACGTTGCACGTCGTAAATATCAGTAGACCAAAGACCATGCGCTTCATCCCAAATAGCATAGAAAGATCCACCACGAGTCATTAGATCATTAGACCGTCCAACAATCCAGTCGGGTCGAATCTGTAGGGTGCCGTCTTTTTTCTCTTGAACGAAAATCGTATAAAAGTCCACATCCTACCTTTCTATATTGGGTCTTGTTCGTCTAAGTACTCGTAGAATTGATACCAAATTTCAACCGTTCGTTGGTCATGTCTAGGATAGGTTAATGGGAATAAACCTCCACGACCATTATCATCGTACTGCCTCCAAACGAAAGAATATAGAATTGTCTCTATGTTTGGGACGTCATGCCTAGTGATCCGTCTATACTCGTTAAGTTCTAGATTGTTAATGAAAACCCAGAACCAATTAGATGCTCTGATGTCTGTTTGAAACTCCGCTCGTCGAGCAAAGGCAAATAACATTTCAAATACAGAACAACCAACGTCGAATAATAGGGGATCGGGTGTAGACCGAGATGCGTTCATGAACTCGGCTCTAAGTTCTAGGCCATCTTCGGCCCGGTTCATATCTCCAGGTAAAAACCATACGAACTCGGTCGTATGCAGCAGACGTAGGAGATCCGTATAGTTTCGATCTCCTATTTGAAGTACTTTTGCGCAGAGCCAGTTGAAATATGCATTTTCAATAGGCTCGGGCATGGTTAGTCCTCGTCTCGAAATCGACGATGATTGGAATGTTTAATGTCCCTATTCATAGTATCATCTTCGAAATCAAGCCCGAGTTTAACCTTAGAATACATCCCGTCGTCTTTAGTGACTTCGTATTCGGCCTTATTCTTTGGGTTTCGAATATAAACTACGCTGGGATCTCCAGAACCATGCCCGAACTTTAACTCACCGGTAACCTTGTGGTGGTCAAAAATCGGGACATCTGCGTCGTCTAGGAGAATGTCATCTCCTGCGTAATACAGTAATGAAATCTGAGTTAACCCTAATTCGTTAGAGTGAAACTCGTTCTCATGAATAACATACGGAGAATCTTCGGTACGTTGAGCAAGCTCTACCTCATAATCCCAACCTTCCCCAAACGATTCAAATGCATTATACCGGTCGGGAACGGTAAGCTCTTCTGGAATCTCCTCTTCTGCGATCCTAGAAAGAACTTCAATGTCGCTAAGCATAGGGGCCTGAGCGAGAATACTACCAACGCTAGGGTTAGCCAAAACAATGACTTCTTCATTAATAACGGGTTCATCCACCGGAGGGGGCTCCTGAAAATAGTCTTGGGCATCGATGATTACTTTTAAAGATTCAAGATCAGATGACTTGAAGTCCAACATAAGCTGGTCGGGATTCTCATGAACCTCTTCAGGCTTAGGCCGGCGCTCAAATAAGATTCCTGCGCCAACGCCTGCGGCGAAGCTAATAACACCAACAACGGTTGGAATTGTAGCCGGATGCCGAAGAATTCGTGAAATATGTTCGTTCATTAGCGCTCCTTAAATAAGACGGAAGATTTCGCCGTCGACATTAAAGTCAAGCCAAATGCAAGGCTCAAGGTTGTTTACAAATCG